GTCTGAAACATCTTGACGAGTTTGAATAACGATACCGCCATCGCCATCGGCATGAACGGCAGATTTACGAAAATTGACAGGGTTTTGCATAAGCTAATTCTATCAGTTTGGCTAGAAAAGAAAATGCCCCAGAGGTTTAATTCTGAGGCATTGGTTTTAAGTCTATGCGACTATTATGGTGTCAAGTCAGCCAAGATGCCGTGAGCAGCTTCGTTCTTAACTTCCAAGGTGTACTCAGCCAACAGTTGTGTTGACTCGTTGTCACCAGTCACAGCCAACTCGTTGGTCTGGAAAGGACGCAAGTAAGCAATAGCAGCCATGTCGGGGTCAAGCACATAAGCCACATCGTCACAGTTGTTGGTAGAAGTCATAAAGCGGTTAGGCACAACTGAAACTGTACCGAAATCGCTCAAATAGACATCAGCCGCACCGATAATGGTGGTAGGCGCATTGGCAGGAGCCATGAAACGCTGTGCCGCAATACCAGCAAAAGCAGAAACCAATTGCTTGTGTGCAGGGTTAACCATCAACACTTTAGGATTGCCACCAGAGGCATAAACTTCACGGATAACAGTCTTCAAGATGTCTTCTGTGAAAGTGCGGTTTGTACCATTGGTACGAGCAGTAGTACCATTTGCGCCAGCAACACCACTAACACCGAAATCACCATTAGTTGCCAACCAAGCCTGCAAGCCACCCAATTTACGAGCAGTTGTAGAGTTGCCGTTAGCAGCGATCTGGTTGCTCAACACGGAAACTTCCATGTCACGCTTGATTTCGCTAGAGGCTTTAGCCAATTGATAAGCCTTTTCAGACTTACGACCAGCTTTGTCAACAGCTTGCAAAGTGCCAGAAATCTTGATGGTTTTCTGTGCAATCTGGCAACGATTACCAACACGAGTAGTTGGAGACATAGTTGCGTCAGAAGCGGTGTCGCCTTCAACAGCAAAGTTGCTCAATGTAGCCGCAGCCAAAGAGTCGGTTTGCCACTCGTGCAGAACAGCAGTAGCTTTGGTTTTACCTACAGACGAAAAAAATGGTGTGTCTGTTGGTGAGATGTTATAGATAACATCAGAAAGGTCTTCGCGCATACCGATAGCGGTATAGGTTTGATATGTAGCCATTTTAAAACTCCAAAATTAAAAGAATCGTTCAAATGCTTTAGCAGCGTCTTGGACTTTGCCAGTTTCACGCAACCTCTGCATTACCTGTTTATCTTGTGACGATTTTGTAGGAGGCGCAGAAGTTCCAGATCGCATCATCTTAGGAGCAGCTTGGAGTTTCTTGGTTAACTCAGGCTTGCTCTTTTGAAGTTGCTCATACTTCATTGCTTTATACAAACTCACCACAGCACGACTGTCATATACGGAACTGAGTTCTTGGTCAGTCCAACCAACAGACTTCGCATAGTCACGGATTTGTTTCCGAACCGCATCACCCTGTGGCGTAGCCAACTCAGGAATCAGACTCACTAACTTCTCAGACTCTTGACGGAGATGGTTTTGCAGAGAGGCTTGTTGCTCGGCTTGTTGCTGTTGGGCAAGGCGTTGCTGTTCGGCTCTAACTACTGCTAACTGCTTCTCACGCTGACTCTGTTCAGCTACCGCCACGGCATAACCAATGGGGTCTGTTTCCTTTAGAACATCTAAGTTCACACCCTGATCTTGCTGACTTAGGAAGCTATCCAAAGCCTGCAACTTCTGGGCATAAGCCTGTCGCTCTTGTTTCACCTGCTCTAAGTGAACTCGCTCGGCTTCGAGAGCCTTACGCTGTTCAGCTAGTGCTTGAGACTTTTTTGTGTAGTCCGCACCTTGTTGATAACCTTTGATGAGTTCATCTTCGTCAACCTCGATCTCCTCACCAGCAGCCTTAACTCTATATTTAGGCTTGGGTGCAATTTCCTCGGATTCCTCCTCGTACTCTTGCTCAACTTCATCACTCGCTTGTAATTCCTCTGATTGACCTTCGGCTTGGCTGTTGTCAGCGTCCTCTGAATCACCCATTAAACTCTCAAACGCTGAAGCGGCTTGGTTTACATTTAGGCTTTCACTCCCTTGTGGGTTGGTGTTTTCCATTTGTCATCTCAAAAATCGTCAGAATCCGTCTGAACTGCGGTGTTGCTTTTACGCAACAGAATTACAAAATCTTCCACTTTTTTTCTTTGATCGCAGTTTCCGAGGCTAATCCTTCTAGGTGTCCTGTAATCAGTTCAATCGTTCTAATGTGTCGATAAGCATCTTCTCGTTTATCAATCTCACTAGCATTTGTGTTAATTATCACACTAATCTGCTCTTTTTTCAAATTATCTATGACTTCTTTGAAAAAGTCATCATTTAGCAGATTCTTAGCCCATTGAGCCAGTAGGTGTTTGTCCATATTGGTTTTGTATTCCAGAAATTACATCGTTGATTGAGAGAACTTGGCTTGGCAGAACATCTCTGCTAGTGCCTAAGATGCTCATTAACCTATCGTAACTCATGTCTGATGGCTGATTGAACTGTACTGGTGCAGGAACTTTGCCGTAGTTAGGGTCTAAGAACTTTTCCCATTGTGTGCCAATCAACAGATTACGATTGCCAAAATCAATAGGCGGCAACTGAGTTGGTGCAACACTAGGCAAGTCTTTTGCATAAGTTGGAGACTTCCAATCTTCTGGAACAGGAACAATCGGGAATCCAGTAGGACCAGTCTCTTGATTTGCCGCACCCAATACGCTTGCACCAAATACACCTAACCTAATCATGTCAATGATCTCAGCAGTTGTGTAGGTCTTAGGAGGTGTTGTTCCAGTAATCGGAGGCGCAACAATAACAGGGGCTGGTTCTGTCTGGTTTGTAATTGTGCTTGGTTTTTGTCCAATTGTCGTAATCTGCGGGATTGTTTCAGTAGCAGATGGCGCAACAATTGTAGGAATCTGTTGACTTTGCTCTTTAGGAGCTTGGCTTTTTACCACCACCTCTGGCATTATTGAAGCGATAACTTGTTCAACAGTTTTAGTCGCTACAGGTGCTGTAACTTTAACAGTATCAATTGGAGTCTGGACAACAGGAGAAACCCCTGATGGAACGAATGATGAAGCATTGCCACCAATGTTCGTAATGAACTCAGAAACATTTGTAACACCAGCGGCTTTTAAATCATTTACAAGTTGATTTTTTAAAGCATCATTGATCTGCTCAGTAGTTCCACCAACAAAGTCAATTGGAACTTCTGGTGTTGGCAAAGATGGCAAATATGGCTTAACAATATCTGACAAAGCGCCACCTGCGCCACCAAGCAATGCGCCTTTTGCAATACTGTCTCCAGTAATAGCGGCTGTACTACCACCAACCATTGCACCAGTCAAAGCATTAGTAGCCAATGTTGATGCTGTTGGACCAAGCAATGAAGCGGCAGCAGGACCAATAATAGGAGTCAAAGCCGCAGCAATAATCGGTGCAAATACACCAATGTCATCACGGCTTGTTGAACCAGTCGTATAGAAAAAAGGCTTACCAGAAGCATCAAACTCTACTCTGTAACCAGTATTGCCTTTGCCTTCAAAAGTACCACCAAAAGCGTTACCAGTTTGACGCTCGCTATATGTATTGGGGACAACCTGACCAGTTAATTTGTTGCCGTATGTCTCTTGAGTTCCTGTTGAGGCTGAATATCCAACTATATTGCCATCCATCTCAAGAGGTGTAACAAGCGCAGGGTCTACCTTAACGCCTTTTAGATTAACAAAACCACCACGACCATCGGGTCGCACATCTTCTTGCAAGCCAGTCTGAGTAACCTTACCAAACTGGTTAATATCTGTAATGCCAATGCCAGCCATGATCTTAGCCATGTCTTTAGCGGCAGTTTGAGCATCTACGCCACCTTGCCAATTTGCTGTTGTGTTCTGACCAAGAATTTGCTTAGTCAAAGCATCAATTACGTCAGTTTTGCTTTGTGTCGGTGTTGGCTCAGAAGTTGTTGCAGTTTGAGTAGCAGTTTGAGCAATTGGTTGTGCAATTGTTTGAACAACATCAGAAGCTGTTGTTGGCTTTACTAATGAAGTACCTTTTGAGATCATCATAGCGTCAAGGGAATTTACTTTCCCATCAGCATTAACGTCATAACTAAGGTCTTTAGGCATACTGCCAACACCCATTTTCAAGGCATTGTCAGCTAGAGTTTTCGCAGAGTTGTAGCTGTCAATATTTCCATTAAATATTGAATACAAAGACGCATTAGGAAACCCAGCCTCAATAGCAATTTGATCTGGCGTTTTCTGTACCTGAGAAATTACATCATCAATGGTTAAGCCAGTATCCTCAAAATCAGTTGAGTAATTGTTTTTTGGTCTCAAGACAGCCATGATTACCCCTTGATTTCTACGTTGCTAGTAATGCCAGCACCTACCTTCATTGCTTTCAATTGAGCCTCAACCTCGAACTCTTGCTGTTTCATAGCAAAGTAAGCCTGTTGTTTCTCACGCTCAAGCATCAACTTAGCAGCCTCTTTCTCACGCATCAACTGCATCTCAAGACCAGCCTTTTGTTGAGCCATCTCCATGTCAATCTGCATTTGCTGTTGTTGCAATTGAATATCAGCTTGTGCCTTTGCTTGGTTAGCTTGTATCTCAGCCTGTGTTCTAGCCATCATTGCTTGAACCTCTGGAGGCATTTGCTGTTGCTGTGGTGGAGGATTGCTCAAAGCCTGATCTTGCTCTGGTGTAATAGCCTTGTAGAACTCAGCAGAATCCTTAAAGCCTGCGATCTCAACCATACGACCTAAAGTGCCACGATACTGTGCAGGTGAAACATAAGGATTGGCAGGACCATACTGAGCAATCAACTGCTCTTGTTTGGCAAGAACCATCGACAGCATAGCCATCTGTTCTTGTCTGTTACCAGCACCCAAACCAACATTGATTGAAACATCGTATTGGTTAGCCCATGTGCGAGGGTCAAACTCTACGAACTCACCACGCATACGAACTAAACGAGGCTTGTCCTGATACTTACAGAGTAGATGCAAGATGCCTTGGAACAGAGACTTAACACCTGTCTCAGCAAAGATTCGAGCCATTAGTTCAATCTTACCTGCGCCAGCTTGTTGCATAGAAGCAACAGCCGCTGCAGTTACATTCTGCAAGATAGATGGGTCTAAGCCCTGAGAAGCATCAGATACACCAGTACGCTTAGACTGGACTGTATCCAAATACTGAAGCATTGGGAAAGCCTGAGAAGCTACATTCTGGACTACAAGTTGTTGTACAGCTCCTTGAGACTTAGCACGAATAACACCACCAGCAGTAGATGTAAGCAAGTCTTCAAGGTTTACCTGCCCTTCAACAGCGACTACTCGTGCATTGTTTGTCAGATATAGGTTATCCAACATTTGACGAGTGATAGTCGTTTTAATTAACTGTAAGTCTGTCGTTCTGTCAGCAAGTGAGTTGCCAAAGAACTTGTGCGGAATTGGAATAGGGCAGATTGAATGGAATGGCACATAGTCCACTTCCTCGATCATTTCCTTGCCACTCTCGTCCTCAAGAATCTCGTTTGAGGCATAGAACACTTGGACGAGTGATGCAATACCTTTGCCCTCTATATCAGTTTTGACATAGCACTCAAAGACCTCAATCTCTTGCATGGATGGGTCATCAGTCTGAACTTGGTATGGTTGCTCACCAGCAGAATATCGAGCCACACGCTCTGGCGTATAGGCAAGAGCATCATCCATTTGCAAGCCTTCAACTTGCTTTTTATTGAAGCCCATAGCTACCAATGTGCTACGAGTCAACATTTGACGATGTGCTACGAATGGGCTATCAGCAATTGTTTTAGCCTTCTTGCTAATCAAGAACTCCTCTGGTGGAACATTCTCAATCGTTACCTTGCCTGATTTCTTTTTCTTTTGGACTACGACATTGTGTGTCGCACTCATAACTGGCATACCCATCTGGTCAACAACTGGTTGTCCCATTGGGTCAAATATCGGGAATTCTGTCGTATCTTGCTCGACAATCTCCATGCTCTCATCACTCATCAGCATGGCTAACTCGTCCTCAGACAAGTTAAAGTAACGCTCTTTAGTGATGTCCTCTTTATCTTCCCAATAGGCTTTTACGATGCCGTTCTTTTGCAAGAGAGCATCTTTAAACCAGTCGTGCAGGATGGCTACACCTTCGTTGTCTCGGTTAAAAACCCAGTTACAGTAATCGGTGGCTTGCTTGGCAGAGGCATCGTCTTGTGGTCCTTGTGGCTCAAAAACAACAATATTATCTGACCCTGTAAAGATACGGACTAGGCTAGGCAATGCGCCATCAATGGCTTCAGCCACCTCACCAGTAACGATCTGAGACTTGCCTTCTACCTCATTTCCGTAAGGTTGACGCAAGTAAGCCTGTAGAGCCTGTTTTCTTTGTTCTACAGTCTCGCTCTCAATGTAGCCGATAGAATCGTCAATCTCTGCCTGTAGTATTGACTTCAACTCGTTCTGTGCCATGTTTGTCCTTTGGGGGGCGACCCATTCTGGGCTTTTCCAATTGTAATGCTTTTACCACATTTTCTAACATTTCGAGTCGAGTTTCAAGTTCTTTTACTTTAGGGGCTAGATTTACCCCTTGGCGTTCTACATACATTACACAATCCATTTCGGTGCTTGGTTAATAGGCTTAGACCATGTGCTGTGACCTTCATCAAGTCCAAGGGCTAAGTAGCGAAAACTGTCACTTCCATGACTTGACCAATCGTGAAGTGGTCTTTCATAGAAAATCTTACGCTTCTCATCGTAATCTCTGCGGTAGTTTCTCAGGCAATTTAGTCCAGTTTGTACCCTTGGCACATTGAACCAACACCTTGGCAAGATACGCCTTACTGCTTGAATACCATCATCTAGGCTCATTCTGGGTGCTATTTTGACCTGCAACCCTGCCTCCTCAAGCATCTCAAGACGGCTCTTTCCTGTACCTAACTCTCTTACTCGGACATCATGGGGCAAGATATGCTCTGCCTTTGCGTAGTCGTTATCCTTAATCCACTTCACATAGTGGTCTAGTCCAACACCATGATTCTCGTAATAGTCGATCAATCTGATCTCTGTGCCTACTAACTGAGCAACCCAGATAGATGTTGAGTCACCCATGCCCAAATCCCATGCGGTAAAAGTTCTGCTGATTTCCTCGTGAGGAATCTCTTGCATATGCTTCTTATCTTCTAACTCGTTGAGGATTTGTCCGTAGTACGAACCCTCTACAGCAGCGTCAAAGCTACATTCAAACTCTTGGCGGTACTTATCCTCACCCATCTCGTTACGAGCAGCCTTGAGTTCTACATCATCAACCACCCCTGTCTCAGAGGCTTTGAACTCCAGTAAACCCCAACCTTCCTCTTTCTCAGCCCTGTCTCTCAGTTCTTTAAAGTGGTTATGTCCTTTAGGTGTACCAATGAATAAACATCTACCCTTCCTGTCAGCTAGTGCAGGTCTAACAATGTCAGTCCATATCTTTGGGTTTTGGTCACCGATTTCGTCTAGTATCACGAAATCAAAATACTGACCACGCAAGGCTTCTGGATTATCTGAGCCATACAGTTGAATACGCCTACCCCAGAAGTCAACTCGCAACTCAGAGATGTTACTTGTGCCACCCAAAGGCTCTGCATACTTGACTAGGTAGTCCCATGCCACCCTTTTGGCTTGTCCATAGGTAGGGGCAATATAAGCGTATCTAGGTGCTTCCTTTTGGTTGAGGATAGCGTCCTTGATTAGATGGTTGATTGCTGAGACTGTCTTGCCCATACGCCTGTGAGCAACAACAACACCAAAGCGCTTACTGTCCATCAGTTCATGGATAGCAAGCTGTTGTTCTCTGGGTTTATAGGCTATCTCGATTATTTCTGCCATGTGACCTTCATCTCTACTGGAGCATCAGCGTTACCTGATAGCTGTATAGAAGATAAATCACTTAGAGATTTACGCAATAGTATTTCAATTGCTTTCATGCGAGTAGGGCTTAATTCTTCGCTTAAACCAAGTGCATGATTTTGCAAGACATTTACAAGCTGACTGGCTTGGATTTTTGCCCTTATTTCGTCCTGATGATAGGCTTTGATTCTTGTTGCCATTTTGTTTGACTCCTCTAGGGTTGGTCAAGGTTAAGTTAGTAATTACTGACCTAGTAGTGACGGCATAAGTTCATAAAGTTTCTTACGCTGTTCTTCGTCTGCTAGTAGTCCTAATGGTAGCACACCAGCAAGAATGTCTGCTTCTTTAGTTCTAGTTGGGTCAAAAGCCGCAAACTTGCTTCTAATTTGATTAGGCTCAAACACAACACCAACATCAACCAACTTACTCGGTCCAGCAGCAGGGTCAAATGTATTCTTTAGGATTAAAGCGTCTTTACCTTGTTTAAGTGCTTGGTCAACCAAGTCAGAATAAGTTTGATCTCTATAAGCACTACCCTCAAAGTCAT